CCAACTACAGGTGTTCCACCAGTGGTTGAAGATACCATTTCAAATCTAATGATATCTCCTGGTTTAACGTCGGTGATAGGAGCAGAGAAGTTCCTATAAGAATGAACAGCAGAAGAATTGCCATCTAGATATGTAACTGAACTATATGGAGCATTGAACAACTCTGTTCCATTTTTAGTAAATCTAAAGGCATACCAGTTTGGTCCAGACTGAATATATGAAGCCCACTTGATTCTTAGATCGCCAGTCTTTTCACATACAAACTCATTCATCGTGATCCAGTCAGCGGTAGCAGCAGAATCAAGATTTTCGACTTGAAGATCGTTGAAGAATACTAGATAAGAGTCTTGATCACTATAAGATACGGCAGATGGTTCTTCGGTATGTACCATACCGTTTACCGAAAGTTTATAAACGCTATCTAGTGGAGATTGACCAATACCAACTTTACCAGAACCAGTTTCAATATCTCCACCCGCTCTTAAGATAAGAGAAGTGGATAGATTGGTAATATCTGTTTCAGCACCAGATCCATGAGCACCAGTGAAGTACAAGTCAGCAAGAGATGTAATTGCTGGATCATTAGAACCATAATCCGATGGTGCTCTAAAGATGTTCCAAGTATAAGCATATCCACCATTCTGGAAAGCAATACCTTGTTCGTGTTCGTTAGTACCAGTTCTAATGGTTAGAGCATTACGATAATCATCACCAGTAGTAAATACATTCAACTTACCATTCTGAGATGGTGTTGCTGAAGGTGTTGTACCTAAAAGTACGTTACCATTTGTCTGATCAGCATAGATCAAGCTATTAGGGGAATCAACTACAAAGATTCCTTCAGCGGTTAGTGTATTACTAACCTCGATATCCCCCTGAACTGTTAATCTTCTGTCAGTCGATTGGTTTCCAACATTAAGATCTCCATCAATTGTGCCACCTGTTAATAGAAGGTTCTCACTAGCAGAACCAATCAAGGTTGCTGTAATTTCATTAGCACTGAAATTGCCATCTCCATCTAAAAGAACAACTGAGTTAGCAGCACCAGAACTAGAGAAAGAAAGATTGCCAGCATTATAAACAATATTACTGTTAATTGTAAATGAATCATTTGTTGCAACAGTAACATTTAATGTTCCACCACCAGTAGAACCACTTCCACCAGAAGCTTCAATCTTAGCATCATAGGTAATATTACCTTGACCATCCGTAGCAGTTGTGCCGTTGGATCTAAATAAAATCTGAGGTGTTGAAGCGTTATTATCTTTCCTTCCTAAAATTAGTTGAGCATCAGCAAGTTTTGCTCCTTCATATACGGTTTGTGTAATTTCATTATTGACTGGTAAAATAATTCTGTAATCAGCAAAAGCTGGTCTTACTGCTGCGCTACCAATAGTTAGAGCTCCAGTAAAACCACCATTTGTCAAATAACCAGTAATGATACTATAGTCTCCAGAAGTATCTTCAGACTCTGCTGGATTTGGTGGAACTGGAACTTCATCGTTAGTTACGATATTTGTGATCTGTATCGTTCCAACAGCATTGGATGTGGAATCATAAAGATTGACAACTTTATAAGAACCTTGTGAATCAATAAATGGTTCTCCAGTTAGCAATTGACCTGGAACGTAAATCTCATAATATTCAAAATTATTAATAGATCTAATAATTAAAGAATCTTTAATATTAGTTTCTCTTAGATAATTTGGAATTCTGTTAGTTGATAAAACACCGTAATTAATATTATAAGCAGTTTGATACCATCTACCTTCTTTGTTATCTAATTTGTCAGCATCTAGTCCTGTATCTGGACCATCATTGTTTTCCGTCCAAATTTTATACCAAGATCCAAATGAGTTTACTGGAGTAGTTCCAGAACCTCTAATCCACAAATTATCATTATCTGTAAACGCTAGTTGTCTAACACCACCATAAGTAGCATCCGTTCCACTACCACCATTTCTTGCTATTAAAACTAAGTGACGTACACCACCATCATCTAATCCATCAGCAGAATTGTTTTTCGTTTCTGCTTTAAAACCAGATGGGAAATCATCTGGAGCAGAAGAAGAGCTCAATGATCCTACATCAGTTCCTAAACGTAATGTAGATCCTGCCTGACCAGATACGTCAATATTATATGTACCAGATAATCTATCTGTTCCTAAAAATCCAGAAGTAATGCTAGTAGCATTTGTATAATACGATCCCTGGAATCCGTCAAGGAGGTCGGCATTTAAACCACTTCCATCTCCAGTCTTTAATTCTACTGAACCATTACCATCATCACCAATATTAAATTGAGCCTTTTTAAATCTGGCAACACCAACAGTGCCATACAAATCTTGTGAAATTGTCTGATCCGTTACTCTGCTTACATCAATGGTAGTATTGGCATAATTTCTAGTGACCTCACCTACTTTAGCTTCTAAGTTGAGATTAGATCCAGGTCCAAATGCTACTGGAATATTACCACCAGAAATAACAAAATCTCCACTAGTATATCCAGATCCACCATCAGTTACAACAACTGATGTTACAGATCCTCCAGAAATAACTACGTTTGCTTTTAACCCAGTTCCATTTCCATTGCCAACTAAAGAAACATCTGAATATGTTCCATTAGTGTATCCAGAACCAGGATTAGCAATGACAATTTCATCGACAAAAGCTCCAATAGTATAAGTAGATTCCATAATAAGAGGAGATGATCCTCTTTCGAATTGGATAATAGTTCCAGCAGGAATTGTTGCTGTTAATGCTTTATCCAATAAAATTTCAGTTGTGCCAGCAGCGGTAGTTACAACTGAAATTAATGTATTACTTTGAATACCACTAACATTGTCAACAACTTCATGACCTTTTAACATGTCAGAATTAGTTGTGAACGTCAGGGTGCTGGAATTTACATTTGATTGAGCACTAGTAATAGCAAAATATCTAGTTTCAGCACCTTTTAAAGATTGTAATACAGGAGCATATGCTTGATCTCCTCTTAAGAAAGTAAAGGAATTAGCAGCACTGGAATTTAACGCTAATCTAGATGTCGAAATAATGCCAGATGTAATATCAGCAGCAGCAATTTGATTTGAAGATAGAGATACCCAGTTGTTATTGTTGGTAGATGAAGTATTATATACTCTAGTTAGATTTACTGTAGTTCCATTGTCATCATTAATATAATCAGTATCTGTCATCTTGACATTATTGACAATATTGCCATAAAGTCTACTTTCAATTAATCCACTAGCGGTTGCCTGTGTACCACCTCCTTGTGTTGGGGCATCTATAGTAATTGTTGGTGCTGAAGAATATCCATAACCACCAACATAATTGTTAAATTCTACAATTGTTAAAGTTACTACTTGACCATTAGCAACTGTTGCTACGATATCAGCAGCAACAGTTGGGGATCCTCCTCCAGAAATAGACACATTTGGTGTTGTCGTGTAACCAGAACCACCATTAGTAATATTGACGGTATATAAAACACCTTCTCTATATTCAGTCGCTTGAATTTGGGATCCAGACCCGCCAACTACTCCACCAGAGTCTCTAGCAGCATATACATCGTTAACTGTAAATACTAAAGATGGATCGTAAGAGAATCCTAAGAACTGACTTTCGGTGTCATTATTAAGAATGAAAGACTGAGACGTATCTGTTTGAATTACAATATCTCCAGCAAGAGCGCCAGAATCCCCGTATACAGTATTTTCATCTATTCTTTCTGCTTGATCCGCTACAGTATATACACTAAATGGTCTGAGAGCTGGAATTTGGTCGAGGGAAATTTTACCCGAGTCTGTAAGTTCTACTAGTGCTCTAGGAACAGCATTGGTTGAGTATGGTTTATTGATATAAGGACCGAGATTATTAGTGATGTAATCCTTGACCGCTTTCTGGGTTGGAATTTTACTATCAGAAGAATTAGCACCACCTAAAGTATTCGAAGCATCAAAACCTGTAACAACAACATCACCACCCTTCAGTTTCAAGAATTCAACTTCCGAGATAGTAACAGTACCAGTAAATGTAATGGCACCAGTTCTGTTTTCGATCTTAGCAAATGTACCAACCTTGAAGTCACCAAGTTCGTCAGTACCAGAAACATATACACGACCATAGTTTTCAGAAACTTGTTCATTTGCTTCTACTTTAACGCCACCATTTTCTGGTAGAGCATTGTAGTTTGTTCCAGAACCAGCAAATTCCCAAGTGTGGGATGATGAGTTTACAATCGAAGGTCTGTGTAGAGCAACAGATGGATCTGATCCATAATTACTATTGTGATATGAAACTAAGTTAATTCCAGAAACTGCCTGGCCATTATTTTCGTCAATGAGACTTAATCCACCACCAGTTCCATCATCAATTGTGAGAGTACATGTAAATGGTGGTCCTACAGTACCGCCTGTTACTTCATCAATGAAGTATTCGATATCTGGATCGGCATTTCTATAACCATCTACTTTTACGATATAATGTTCTAGTGCTCTTCTTCCCAAATTTTCTACTGTAAGAACTGATCTTCCAGTAACAGTATTTGAGATTGTAGAAATATAAGATCTATTGTATACTCCACCGCTAGATGTATATCCAGCATCAAACTCATATGGATCTTCTCTAAATCCTGATGCTCTTAGAGCAAATGTACCAAAGTTAGTAGCGGAGTTAGTGATGGAAGCATAACCACCCGATTCAGAAAGAACTCCGTTTTCAGCAAAGATAACGAAGACAGAAACCAACTGAGTGTAACCATCATTGACAACTCTGTATCCAGTACCACCAAATGTAATGATGGTGAAGGCAGCAGCAACCATCGACTTACCCTGATTGGGGTAAGATGCTGATCCATCAAGTTCTAGACCAGGGAATGGTGAGTTGGGTTGAGCAACTTTATTACCATCAATTTCAGCACCGCCACCACCTAGGAAAGAGATAACAGATGCGTTTTGAGTATATGGTGATGCCTCAATAATAGGTAAATCATCATATACTGTGGTGGGGGTGATAATCTTATTATCCTGATCATAAAGATAATTATCTGGTCTTGTCAGGATGTTAGTAGTATCAAATAAAGTTCCATAAGTTACAGCTGTACTGTTAGGAGCAATAGTTCCATCTAAGATCTGCTCTAATAACAACATCGAAGTGTTGATAGTAGAAGCAACATTATTACAAGCTGGTGCCTGACCAGTACTGTAAACAGAAATAGAGTTATTTTGTGTTCTTACAAAAGTGTGTGCTGACTGGGGAAGATGTTTAATAGCATTTGTCGTAGCACTTACAAATGTGTGTGTAGATTGTGGAAGGTGTTGTACAGCAGTAGCAGTAGCACTTACAAAACTATGAACATGTTGTTGACCAAGTGGAGAAGCACCAACATCAATAGATACTACACCAGTTTGTCTTTCGACGCCGTTAGCGGTAGCACTAACAAATGTATGTGTTCCAGTATAAGCAGAAGGACCAACTTCAATATCAAAAGTGTTTGTGGTTACATTTTTAATTTGTAACCAACGACCACTTGGATAATCATATCCAGCACGAGGATATGATTTTTGAATTGGAGAAGATTCTCCTTCTGGTTGACAAGAGAAAGTTAAAGAAGCGTCAGCAACTTTAACATAATCTCCCTCGGTAAAGTTATGACCAGCAATAGTTAAAGTTACAAGACCCAACAGAGCATCATATTCAGCATTAGTTGCTGTATGTGATGTTGAACCAACACTAATGATAGGAATAGACTTTCCAGCATAAGGATCTTGTCCAGGACGTGGATAAGTTTTTTCTTCTACATTACCATCTAAATCACAAGTAAATGTAAATGAGTTGTTTTCTAAAACTACGCTTCGACCAACACCAAGACCATGTTGTCCGATGTCCATTTCCAAAATACCAGTTACAGCATCGTAACTAGCAGCTGATGGTTGGTAGTATTTGTTTGGACCCGACTTGCCTACATTGACAGTAATTGTGTCATTACCAACGGAAGAAATTGGGATAGATCTTCCAGCAAAAGGATCAATTCCTGGACGTGGATATGACTTAACGGAATCATTTGAATCCATATCACAGGTAAAGGAAATCGAATTATCATCGATTGTAATACCAGCACCAACATATAGATTGTGAGATCCAATTGTTAGTGTTAACTCTCCACTAGCAGGATCGTATGTGGCGTCAGTTGGAGTAAACTGTACATCAGCTGCCGCTGCTCCTACATTAACAGTGATAGTGTCTGTAGTGACTGATGTAATTGCTAGATCGCCATCAAATGCCGTTTGACCAGCACCAGGGAGGTAGTGTTCTGTCTTGTTGCCATCCATGGCACAAGTGAACGTGAACGATTGTGGAGCAATCCTAATTGTATTGCTGGTAGTATATCCATGACCAGCTGAAGTGATAGTAAAGTCACCAGTAGCAGGATTGTACGTAGCATCAGTTGGGGTTAAAAGTTCGGTTGCTACAGTAACAGGATCTACTAAAATATTCCAATCTTCAAATCTTGGGATTGGTGAATAAACATCAATTTCGTCATATGCTAAAATTGTTCCATTAGTCAAAGCACTCACAAACGTATGAACAACACCAGCAGCTGTTCCAGCACTTCCTACGTTACAAGTTACCGTAGTATTTCCACCAACAGAAGATACATTAGTAATACTTAAACTCTTGCCATTATTTGGATCATCATATGTTGGACTTGCTAGATTTCCCCCACCGTTAGAATTGCAATTAAAAGTTAATGCTCCTTCTTTAAAAGCAATTCTGTCATTAGTAGTAACAGGAGTTACTGGATCTGGGAAAGTTACAGTTACTTCACCAGTTGTGGAATCATATGTAGCATTAGATGGTGTAAGATCAACAAAATTTCCATTTGTCCAATTTCGCATCGCTTGACGAGCGTACTTACGGACTTGACGGAAAGCGTAAATTGTGCCACCAAGTTGTGCTTCTGGAACTCCAGTTAAAGCTTGACCAGTATAATATTCTTCGGCAGCATTTACAATACCAGCGTTGCCGCCAAGACACATATCTCTAATCAATCCAGAAAGAACATAGTTGATGTCTCTTCTACACTTAAATGCTCTTTGCTCATTTAATTTGAGTGCTGGATAAAATGCTGTAGCATCTCTATATGCTTGATCAGCAATTACATGTCTGTTTCTGGCAATTAAATAAGCAGCATCTAAGTACGTACCGTTGGTGTTATTAGCGAGAATATCATTGAAAAGATAAACCAGAGTGTTGATAGAAGATTCAACGTCGGCACAAACAGGAGTTCCAGCGGTTGCCGTAATCACTGTAGGATCTGTATATCTAGATACAGAAGAATACTCGGGTACATATTCTGGATTTGATGATGTTCCATCACCAGTAATCCAGTTTCTCATTGCTAGAACCATTAATTGTCTAGCATATTCAAATGCCCTAACAGTTTGAATAATTTCGTTATCTACATATTCAACTCTAGCTCCAGCAATGTAATACTTTGCTGCCTCAATAACATGTGCATTTGATCCGTATTCTAGATCCATTAATATGGAATTAACAAAGTGTCCTACATCTCTGTAGCACTTTGAATCTCCTCCAGGAATATTAAATCCTGGATAAATTTTTTGACCTTGTGTACAAGAAACTAAAATATTTTCTACTTTTACAGTATCCCCATTTTTAAGTCCAGTAATATTAGCGGAAGTACTAATACTGCCAATACCAGTCTCATTATTATAAGACAAGTTGATAACGCTATACTCAACTCCATCAAATGTTACAGTACCTCCACTAACATATGTGTGAACAAAAGCATTGGGATTTGTTCTAATATCGAAAGTATTTAAAGAAGAATTATAATTTTCAATTATAAAATGCTTCTTGGCAAACTGGTCGTTAAGTTTTAAAACAACCTCATCTTTAATAAAATCAATATTGTTTCTAATTAAATTACAAGCATCTTGATATCTTCTAGAAACATAAGCAGCTCTTCCAAATTTATTTGGCGAGTTTAATAGCGATAGCGTCATATAAGACATCGCTGATTTAACTTCAACAATGCCAGTTGGTTGATAATTATCTGTACTTAAAATGGTAGTTTTTTTGGGAATTACAAATCTTCTAGATCTACCATCAGCATCTCTTAATACTTTATAAATTCTCTGCTTGCCATTAAGGAATGTTAAATCAGTTGGACTGGAAGGTAAACCAGAAATTTCAATTTCTTGTCCCTCCTTAAAATCATGTACGTTTGATCTTCCAGAGAGTTGATTTGTGTAAAAAACAATACCACCCAAATCTTCTGAATTTCCCTCAACATCAGAACCAAAACCATCTTGAGCAACTTCAGGAGTTCCCTGCTTGGAAAAATCAATTCTAGTAATTGGGAGAGCAGTAGTATAATCTGTACCTACCTCTACAACTTCTCCCTCTGCTCGGATCGATTTGATATCAATAGAAACAAATTCGTATGCTGCTCTCAAGAAAGTAAGTTCGGCAGTACCATTAACAACTGCTCCACTTGTGTGAGTGGGAATAGATGTGCCAGTAACACCAGACTGAGTTACGGTATAAACATTATCAACAGCCCATAAAATTTGACCAGCAGTCACTGAAGTTTCTTCTTCATACTTAATAGTGCCACTTCCTCCATATTGGAATGTTTCGCCAGTACTGAAAGTTCCAATTGTTACGTCAACAAAAGCTGTTCCATTTACATATGCTTGTGGTCCTGTTGTTTCGTCGAATGTTAGGGTGAATAATTGACCTTGAGCGCCAGTGTTAATACCTCTTACCTTCGTACCTACAGTTAAATTGTTGAGACCAGTATTTGTTTGGAATTGTGTGCTAATTCTTGGTGGACCAAAAATTTGATGTCCGATAGGCAAAGTTCTACCAAAGTCTCCTCCAGATGCTTTGTCGAAATAAATTCTCTGCTTATCATCAAATACCATGGCAAAATCCCATGTTGCCACTGGATCGCCATTAGAATCAATTTGATCTCGGAAAGTTATACCAGTTAAATAGTTTTTATCTCCAAACTTAAAGACATGCTTCCTAGAATTCTGTGGTCTTACAATAACAAGACGGAGGTTATCACCAACAATAGAACAATCTGGTGGAATTGAAACTGGGTTATCTTCTACATAATCTCCACCAGAAATAATAACTGTTTCTTTTACACCTGGAGTAGACCAAGCAATTTGACATGCTTTTTTAATCGTTCTAACTGGGTTTACAGCAGAACGACCATCATTTAAGTCATCTCCAATTTGCTGTGAAACATAAATACGACCACCAACATCATTAGTTGCTAGATTAAGAACATATTCTGTTGTAGCAATTTTATCCGATCTATCTCCCAATTTTGGTGTGATTGATCTTGGGAAAATTCCCGAGTCGCCAGTTTGACCGTAATATGGTTGATTTTCATCTGATACTCTGTAACCAATGTGCTTTAATTCTGCTGTACCATTGAGTTCTATACCATCTGTGTGATCTGGGGGATTGGATGCTGTTTGTCCAGAAGTTACAACTTGATATACGTTATTATCAGACCAACGATAATCTCCTACTTGTACAATAACATTTTGTGCCCACGGAGTTCCTGTATTATTGGCAAAAGTTTTTAAATTAGGAGCTCTAAAATTAGCATCAGCAGTTACAAAATTGTCAATATCTAGGTTTAGAATTCTAGCAGTATCTGAAATAATAGATGTTGAAGTTCTTACAGCACCATTAACGTCTAATTCATAAAGAACGGAATCTAGTTGTGATTCTGCCGCTGCTCCAACACCGCCACCACCACCTTGGAAACTAATTGCTGGGGCAACTTCATATCCATCACCAGGATTGTCAACAACAATTGCTGTTACTTGACCATTGTTGATATTAGCAGAAGCTTGAGCTTGAATAAAAGGTTCTCTTGTTGGAGGTTCAATGATAACATTTGGTGGTAATGTATAATCAGCACCCCTAGAAGTTACATTAATTTTTTCAATTCTTCTGCCAGTTCTATTAATACCTACCCTAGGCAAACTGGTTTCAGATAACTGAGCTCTAAAAATTTCCTTTTCAGAAGCACCAGAACCAGTTCTAATAGTAAATTCTGATGTTCCTAAAATTGAGGGGTTTACACCTGTGATTCTTTCATTATCCGAGTTAAACTGAAAGCTCATGTTACTGCTCTAAACCGCTTTTTCCTTTATATATTTAGCATCAAGACCAATCAATAGATACAACTTCTGTAGAAGCTACCCATTTAATTGTATTTGTTGTTCCTGTTCTTGTAGTAATAAAACTAACTCTGTTGTCGGCTCCACTATCAAAAATATTTACAGACCAAGATTGTCCAGTTGGAATAGTATCTCTAATAATTGTAACTAATTCACCAATAGAAGTTACATTGCCAATACTATTCACAGAAACAGCCGCTTCAATTTTAACAACGTAAAATCCACTACCAGTGCTATTTGACGCTAAAATAATTCCAGTTATGAAATTTATAGTGTTGTTGTTTAAAACAATCTGAGAAGAAGAACCGTCAAGACTCAAAACACCAGTATTTTGACCACTGAGAATATATTTTGTAGAACTACTGTTGGAAAAATTTGAATTTTGTACTTTTAAAGTGTGAATATTCTCAAAATTCTTTAACTCATCCACAATCTGAGTAGATCCCACAGAAAAACCTCCTGTAGAATCAAAGTTTTTTAAGTTTACTGCCATTGGTATTAATTCCTAATTGATGTTGATGACACAGTAATATTTACAACATTAGCAGATGCTAAACCAGAATCTAATGTGAAGGTGACAATAATGTTATTGCTGATATCAAATTGAAATGATGGGGAAATTTGAATTTCTCCAGTATTAATTTTTCCATATTCTGTGTGAAAAATATCTGTTCCTCTATGAGTGATTAAGTATTCTACGACTTCTCTGTGATTTGATGATTGATTATGTACAGATACTACCATTTTTGAAGAGCAAAATTCTGCTGGATCTAAGATGGTGTATGTTCCTGTATTATTAGTATCTTTTACCAATTGAATTACAGAAGTTTTTGTTTCTACATCTCTCAAATTAAAAGATGATAAAGTTTCATCCATAACTTTTGTATAAGAATTGGTAGAAGTACCAAATCCAGTGTTTACTTGTACTTCCCCACCATTGGTCAATCTTAATAAAGGAGTTGTAACAAGACCAGTAGAATGACCAAGATCTAGATTATCTCTACTTGTAAAAATAAAACTATCCGTGCTATTGGTTGAATCATTTCTGATTGTTAGTGATTCAGAAGCAAATGTAAGCTCTGGGCAATCAACTTCCAATCCAGTAGATTCAATCCTAGTAATGGTTTTTAGAATAATATTCTGTTGATCAACATCTAAAGAATTTGCGCCACCATTGAAGAAGAACAATGTATCTTCATCTTGCCCTGGAGCAGTCTCTGGAATGATATACGTATTACCATTAACATCTCTAACACCTCCCAAAGAAGACCAAGATGTAGAACTAGCAATATAACCTTCAAATTGCTGATTAGTAGTATTAAATCTAATTGATCCTGGAGCGGGAGTTCCTCTTTGTCCAGTCTGACCAACAGGAATTGCCAAAGAAGATGTGGCAAGGATTTGTACTTTTTGTCCCGAATTTGGTTGAATAATTAAATCACTTACATCAGTAGAAATTGTGTTAGCCGAAATTCTCGTTTCGCCACCAATAGACAATACAGTTCCAGAATCTAATTTTACCTCGTCAATTTCTGTAAATGTCAAATCATCGACAGCGATAGCATACCATGTAAATTCTGCTGTACCAGAGATAGCTGCTCCACTAGTATGAACTGGTTCCGTTCCTGATGTTCCAGAAGAACCAGCTACCGTAATTTCGTAAAGATTTTTTTGATATCTAACATAGTCTCCTACCAAATAAGAAGTGTTTGAAGAATAAGTGACATATGAAGGTAATCCAGTTTTTGAAGAAGAAATTTTCTTTACTGATAAGAAATCTAATTTTTGTGGAGTTAGTCTGAGAGTGTTATTATTGTCGTTATAGAAATAAAGAGTATTGTCATTTGCCCCAGTAAAGGCTTCGGCTTGAATATAAGTATTTCCGTCAATATCTCTAACACCTCCCAACGAAGACCAAGAAGTAGTAGAAGCACTGTAACCTTCATATTGTCCATTTTCTGTGTTGTATCTAATGGCACCATTTTCTGCCAAAGTTGTTGGTCTAGAAGCAGATGCTCCACTTGGAATGATTAAAGCAGATGTAGAATTTACCTTTACAATTCTATTTGTAGATGGAGTGATGAAGATATCATTATTAATTGTTGAACTAATAATGTTATTAGTAATTTTTAATTTATCGGAAGAGTTAAAAGTACCGTTAGTTTTTAATTCTCCAGAAGTTGTAAAAGATCCTGTGGATTCCACCATTTGGATTGTAGATCCAATATCAAAATCTCCAGTTACTGTAGTACCATTGACTGATATAATATCTAAAGTTGATGTGGAATTTAAACTAGTTCCATTAATAGTATCTCCCTCAAGTAATGGAGTCGTAACACTAGTAGTTGAATTTAGAGTTTGTAGCGTTCCTGTAGTTCCTGTAAACGAAGATGCTGATACGTCTCCAGCATCAACATCTAAAGTTACAGCGTCAACTGTAGTTACAGCATCGACGCTTAGTATAAATCCAGATCCAAAAGTTTTTGGGTTATTAGAACTTTGAGTTAATAATGTTTCATAACCAGAGTAACCACCCATCAATGAATGATTTGTACAGTAATAGTATAAATTAGGAGTTTCTGAAGTTATTGTAATATCTAAATAATCTGCTCCCCTAAAAGTTCCTTCAGTAAATTGAACTCCAGTAAATACTAAATCAGAAGTGCCATTTCCAGTTGGAAAATCGGAAAGAGTTAAAGTGGTGGCACTATCAACGCTTTCTACAGTAGATGTAGCTTCTAGAATTCCAGTACCACCAGAAACAGAAACTGTCATACCAATAGTTATTCCCGCTGTACTAGCAACAGTTAATGTTTTTGTTGCTGTTGAAATTAAAACTCCAGATTGGGATACTGTTCCATAAGTTCCTCCAGGGGTTTTACTTAAAGCAAAAATGTGTCCAGAGTTTGAAGAATCTGAATATTGAAATCTATAAGTATTTCCAGAATATAAGATAATACTCGGATTATATTGATCTTCTGGAGAATTGCCAGTAGTATCATCTAGCAAAAACTGATTTGCTGAAGTTACAGCAGTAATACTATAATAAGTTGAAGAACCCACTTCAAAAACTTGATCTTGAGTTGAAAAACTAGAAGAACCAACTACAATAGCATCAATAAATGAACCGTTCGAAAAAACCTCATAGCATGGTACTGGATTGAAAGAAGATATTGATTGAATTAATACTTCAGCCCCAGTGATTCCCCCAATAGAAGCTGCTGGAATAGAAACAACTTCTCCTTGAGTATAATCAAATCCTTGAGAAACAACTGAAGAAATTTCTAATTCGCCTTCAGTGTTCGTAATAAAATCTATTACTAGTCCAGTTCCTGATACACCAGATAAAGAAACATTTGGATATGATTGATTTGCTGTTCCAGCATATGTACCATTTAATCCGACACCTAATACCCTACCATTTCTTCCTTGTACATCTGTTCCTTTTGTAAAAGCTGATAAAGGAACAGTATTTGAAGAAAATTCTAATAATTCTGTAGAAACTACTGTCGTGTAATATTGAACAACTGTTGTTAAATCGGAACCACTTACAGTTAACTGGTCTCCATCAATATATCCCAATCCCTGATTGATAATTGAAGCACTATCTACAACACCAGTTCCATTAATGGTGTATTGAAATGGTGTAGTGGGAGTACCTACAACTGCTGTTGGTAAACCTAAAATATCTCCAGTTTGATATAAAGAAACTCCATCATCGTAAATTGATAAATTAAATGATTCTACCGACCCTGGGTTATTTGTAATTGTAAACTGAAACCCAGCCCCCGTTCCACCAACATCAGCAGCTGCTACAGATAATACATCTCCTTGTACATAATTGCCATCTCCAGTTCCAGGAGTAATAGTAATTGATTCTACAATTCCAGATACAATATCAAATTCCGCGGTTACCCCAATTCCACTTCCATTAGTTAATCCTACATCAGAATATATTCCGTTCGTATATCCAGATCCTGGATTTGTAATTGTTCCTTGAACGCTAGCAATTGTTACGTCGGCAACAGCTCCAGACCCAGAACCATTAGTTAACTCAACATCAGTATAGACACCAGGAGTATAACCATCGCCAATATTAGTTATTGTTCCAGCGTAAGAAATAACATTTATATTTGCTGTTGCTCCAGATCCAGATCCACCAACTAGAGATACGTCAGAATATGCTCCAATATCATACCCAGAACCAGATTGAGTGATAGTCGATCCAGCATTTGTAACAGTATTTTTCCTTACGACCGTATCTTTATAAAAAACAGTTTCTTCTAATTTAATGTCAAAAATTTTCTTAGAATTGCTAACAAATCCTAATTCATTTTGAGCGTTTTTATATAATCCTAATGTTGTGTCAGAAGCAAATGCTAAAGAAGGAACGGTTCTAGTTCCATCACCTAATTTCAAATTGCCAGTTGACAGATCTGAACCACCTTGAGAGATATTGAAGACTTGATCTCCAATCTGGTTAATCTTCTGCCTTTGGACCTCAAAGGTATCTGTTCTGGCGACGTTAATTGCTGGCATTTCTTACGATCTCTCTAAGAAGTAGTTTGATTTCAGATAGTTCTTCCTTCAAAGTATTTATGTCTTCTAGTGCATTGTTGAATGTACGAGAAAAGTTCTTGGGAGCGGGCTTGTCGGTGTTAACAATCGCTCCCGTATTCATGTCACGATAAAGATTTTCGTGACCTTCGACTTTTAGATATCTCATCAGTATGAAGCAACAGCTCGTAGATCTTGAATCTTAGGTACGTATGCAGGATTGTCAGTCTTCATAATAACTTTAATAGCAAATGATGTAAACTCAGGAAGGTTGGAAGCACTGTATGTCAACTCCTGATAATCTTGCTGTCTTTCAAACTGACCCGAAATTGAGTTTGTTGGGGTAGCAAGATTATCAACATCAGGGTTACCATCAACATTAAATGGAACCCAATTAATATCATCAAAGTTTGCTGAGCTAGAAGACTCTCTAATCTTATAGTAAATCTTAACATTCTCAATATCAGTTAGATTCATTGTAGATCTAACATCAATAGCAGATCCAGCATTATCGATGAATACTTCCTTTGTTACATACTTAGCAACTGAAGAACTATTTACAGCATCTGTTTCTTCAACATAGTCAACTCCTGTAGTATATGTTACATTATTAACTTCGATGAATATTGGATTATCATCTCCTGTTGAAAGAACTACATCGCCAGTTCTAAAGATATCTGGTTGCTGGGCAGTATCATCTTGGTTTCTAGTGTATGCCTCTGCTGTTGAAGTTGAAGCAGTGTAGTTACCATTAATAGGAAGATACGAGTTCTCAATAATCAAAATCTTGTCTTCAGCATCCCAAAGAATTACTTTACCATTAATTTTGTTGGCATAGCTAACATCAGAATCTTGTGGTGAGTAAGCAATCACATTAGATCCAACACTAAAGTTAAAATCAATAACAGAGATCGTGGTAATCGTAATACCAACTCCACTAATTTCAACACCTTCTTCATCGATGAGAGTGAGAGATTCGCCTTGTTGGAAAGGTGTTGTGGTTCTTAGTCTGATCGTAACATCTCCACTATCATATTCTGTAATAAATCCTTCTGCCTTAGAAGTCTGTCCAATTAATGTTTTATTAACACCAACTTCACCCGCATTAGTTCCTGTAACAGCAACAGATAATGTATAGAGTGGGAGGAAGGTTAGAATCTGATCTCTCTTGCCATATCTATCTTCATATCCAGTAGCATTTTCTACCCTATTAGTTGCTGTCTTCACAGTAGCAGTACGAAGATCGATGACAGGAGATAGAGCAGAATTTTCTGTGGACAATCTGAACTTATACTTCAATGAATGTGCCAGACCATTCATCGTCTGATTAATCCTAGAAGCAATTAGTTTCTGGTTTGTGAAGAAGTGTTCTTCGCCCAAGAAAGTTTTTTCATAATCAGATACTGTATAAGAAACATAATTCTTAGTTTGAGAATCAACAGGAACCACATCAGTTGTTGATACAAACGAATCGATCTTAGTTCCATCAAATTGAAGATAAGGAACTTGAGCATAAAGACGCTCAAACTTTCTGTTGTAAGAAGCTAGAACTGACTTGCCTCCACCAATGATGCTAGAACCAGCACCATTTGGACTTGTGATATTGTAGAAATCAATACCAGAATTAGAAACTTTGAATAGTCTTTGGTTCAGAGTAACACCAGAGACACCGCCAACATCTTCAGCATTCTTGAAGAAGACATAAGACTTGCCAGTGGTTTCGAAACCATTGTCTCTATGATATACCTTTACAATAGAGTTGTTATTTTTAAATAGCGTAGAAGTAGCATTCGTAGCCGATCTTACGCTAGTTTCAAAAGGAGAAACCGCTAGTTTTTCATAACCAAGATTTTCATTGGTGACTTCAATT